TATCTGTCATAGAGGTTTTGCGTATGCTGTTGATGATGTAGCTGTATTGGCTGCTGGTGAAGATCCAATGGGTCACATCAGAAACCAAATTGCAGATGCTATCAACAAACTAAACTCTGCAAGACTATTCAGCTTGTTAGATGGTTTGTTCGGATCTACTTTCGGTCCATTAGGTGCAAACTCTTTAGATTTATCTAAGGGTGCTGCTTCTGGTGCTGATACTGATAACTTCTTAACAGCTTCTACAGTTGCAAGAGGAAGATCACTTCTTGGATCAAGAGGAGATGAACTAGACACTCTAGTTGTTCATCCATCTGTTGCTTACTACTTATATCAAGTTGGTATGCTTACATTCTCAACATCTGCTCTTACTTCTGGTGGTGCAGTAACTTGGGGTGGTGGCGGTGTCGGTGTTAACGAAACAAGCATCGGTCAATTCGCTGGAATGAATGTTGTTATTGACTCTCAAGTTAATACAGTTCACCCTGGTACAACAGGTCATCAGAAAGAGTTCCGTTGCTACTTAATCAAGTCAGGAACAATTCTTGAAGGCGAACAGTCTCCACTAAACATTGAATCAGATAGAAACATCTTATCTAAGCAAGATGTTATGTCTGTTGATTATCATAGTGCTTATCACGTTATGGGAACTAAGTGGACTAACGCTGCTGACAACCCAACTAACGCTCTATTGGCTAACGATAACAACTGGGCAATCACATACGATGCTGATTTAATCCCTATAGTCGAGCTAATTGTTAACTCACCACTTGATACAGGTACTAATCCTTAATATTATTAAATTGGTGGTCATTAAACCTCATCAATTATTGGTGGGGTTTTTTCTTTACGCTACAATAAAATTAAAATTACTTAAAAATCGTGGCAGCTACCATAAATGCAACTATTAAAGGAGAAAATGCTAATAGCTATGTCACATTGACAGAAGCTAATAGTTATTTTGAAACAGTTCCAGACTCAACAACCTGGGATGATAAAACTGTTGACCAAAAAAATAGATCATTGATAGCAGCAACTAGATGGATTGACAGCTTTGTATTTTATGGCGATAGATGTGATGATGGACAGGCACTAAAGTTTCCAAGAAATAATTACCAAGTAGACGGAGTAGAACTAGCTTGCAGCACAATTCCAGTAAATATCAAATATGCAGAATATGAACTAGCCAGGGCATTAGCAAATGATACAGATGCAATGACAGGAAATGTAGGAACAAACGGAAATATTGCAGAAGCCAAGTTAGGAGATTTAGAAGTTAAATATAATGTTGCTAGTCAGGGAACAGGATCAGTAAATAATATTTTAGATGTTTACCCGTGGCTACAAAGTTATCTTGGAGCGTACATACTTGGTGGTGCTGGTAGTTTTCAAATGAGAGTAGTTCGAGGATAATATGTCATTAATAGATAGCACCTTTAAAAGTTTACCAGAGCAATTATTAGGTTCATTTGGTATTACTGTGACTTACATTAAGACTGCTACTTCTCAAACTTATAATACGACTACAGGAGAAGTTAGTGGATCTGATACTAATGTTTCCATGAAGGCAATAATAAGTAATGTTTCTGGATCGGTTTATGAAGGTACGAGCCAAACAAACGATCTGAAAGTTATTTTTGGTAATAAAGAATTGGGAACATATTATCCAAAAGTTAAAGATAGGATTCAATATGCAGAAGATGGAGTAAATAAAGTTGCAAGAATAATTAGTATTAATACATCTAGAGGAGATAATCCTATTTTGCATACAGTTATAGTGAGGCCACAATAAATGGCAAAACCTAAAAATGATATGCCAGATTTTAAAAAAGAAGTCACTAGATGGACAGCAACAGTATTAAATAAAGGTGTTTTACCTTCGGCAGAAGATTTAGTAAGAGAATTACAATTTAAAGGGCCATCTTGGACAGGATTGTATTCAAATTCATGGCAAATACAGGTAGGAAATGAAAAAGCAACAGGAACTCGTAGACAAGGAGAGCCTAAACCTATAAAAGCTCCTAAAATGAATGTTAAATCTATTCGAGAAGGAAGAATATCTAAAGACGAGATAAGAATACAAATAAGAAATCTAGCTAGAAGTAAAGAATATGCTCAAGATGAAAAATTAGGAAGATTTAGAAGAGGAAAAGTAAAAAGACCTGTGAAGAATATAGGACAAGAACCTAAAACTTCATTAGGTCAAGGTAAATTAAAAGAACCAGGTAACACAGCGACTTCAGGAAGAAAGGGCCTTACAAAAAGAGGAGATATTGGCGGTGGAACTCCTGGGGTTTTATCTGGCAGAACTGCTCCTTTAGATTGGTTTAAAACTTTTAAAGATGGAGGAACTTTAGATCAAATAATAAAACTTGAGCTTGGTAAAGGTGTTAAAAAAGGTAAAAGGAGGTTTTTAAAATGAATTATCAAGGAATTAGAGCAGAATTTGAAACACCGATCAAAACAGCTTACGCAGCATTAAGTCCTGCCGTACCAGTATTTTTTGATAACTTTGGTGATGTTACTTCTGATGCTGATAGTGAATTTGTTTATGTAAATATTCAATTTGGAGTAACAACTGAAATAGGTTTAACTGGTTCTTTAGATAACGTAAGAGGAATTGTTACAGTAAGAGCATTTGCAGAGAAAGATAAAGGGCCAGCTAGAAGTCAAACTTTGATTAATACTGCATTTACCAGTATCGAAACATTAAACAATACAGGGCAGCCTACAAGTGGTATTCATGTAAGAACTGGAGAGGTAACTGGGCCTAGTTTTGAAGATGATAGACCTTTCTTTGTATCAACAATCGAAACAAATTTTCAAGCTACAGTAATTTCTTGAATCTTTACTATAATTCACGCTATCCTATAAACATATCGGGTAGTACCCGTATGTTCAAACCTTAGAATTATTAATCATGGCTACAGTTCTATCGGGTACTTCGGGAGCGTTATATTATTCTCCTGCTGGTACAAGCGTAACAACTCTCTTAGCTACAGCTTTTCCTTCATCAGGAGGAAACATTACTGTAGGAACTCAGTTGGGTTACAAAGTTAACGATACAGTAACACTTGCATATCCAGGAGGATCAACAGTAACTAACTGTATTGCAGCAGGAGATCATTTTGTAAAAACTTATGATGCTTCAACTGGTGTTATGACTGTTTCTGCCACCGCAGGGGGAGCAGCAATAACAGCTTCAGCAGCACCTACTTTTACAGCAGGAACTTTTGCAAGTATTACATTTACAAAACCATTAGTTGTTGGATCTGTAAGAGAATGGAGTTTCGAGATAACCAGAGCAGAAATTGACGTAACAAGTATTGGTCAGACTGTTACTCAAACCGCACCATTTAGAACTTTTATCTCAGGTTTTGCTGATGGTAGTGGTTCTGCTAGTGTTTACTCAACAGATGATGACACATTACTATCTAGTAGAATGGTTGAAGATGTTATCCAACGTCAACAAGCTGGTGCAAAGGTAAAACTTTATATTGATCGTCAGATGAGTGGTGCAAACGTAGATGAAACTGCAAGTAGATCAATTACTGCTGACATCATTCTCACTTCTGCAAGTTTCAATGTAAACCCAGATGACGGACAGGTTGTAGAAATAGCCTTCAGACCTAGTGCTGCTCCTACATTTGACCTATCTAAAAGTTAGTTAAATTAGCATAACTTAACGAACCTCAGATTATCTGGGGTTTTTTCATGTTTTGCATTAGAATATCAATATATTAATTTTATTTTATGGCAAGCAATCTATCAGCATTGGATCGTTTAAGAAAAGCTGCAAATCTTGAACCAATAAAAAAAGAAGTGGAATTATCTGATGGTTCTATCTTCGAGATGTATGTAGCACCATTAACAATGGCAGAAAGAGAAAGAGCACAAAGGCTTTCTAAAGATGATAATACTAATTTTCCTTTGCAATTATTACTTGCAAAAGCAATAGACGAAACTGGCAGAAAATTATTTAGTGCAGGAGAAATTGATGTATTAAAAAATGAGGTAAAAGATAGTGATTTGCAGAAATTAATGCTTGCAGTTATTACAGAAGAAGAGGAAACAATCGACCCAAAAGACTAACTGCTGAGTTGAAGAGAGATAATTTAATGATGCTTCAATTTGGTGTAGCTAAAGAGTTGGGAAAAAGTTTAAGAGAAGTAAGAGATATGACTTTAGATGAACTTATAGGTTGGAGTTCATATTTTCAAGTAATTAATGAAGAACAAGAAAAAGAATTTGAAAAAGCAAAACGGAGAAGATAAGATAGAATAAAGTAACCTTTTGTTTTTTAGTCGTGGCACAGTCAGCAAAGGCAGATATAGAGATTAATGTAAAAGGTTTAAAACAAGTAGACGCATTACTAAGAAAGATAGACAAGATAAGTTCAAAAGTTAATGTTTTAAATAAAACTGGTGGTGGTGCTGGTGGTTCAGCAACTAAAGATAATAAATTAAAACAAGATTCTCTTAAATTATCAGAAGCAGAAAGAGCTTCGATGGCAAAAACGAGGAATATTGAAAGTCAAATATTAAGAGCAAAAGGAAGAGGAATTAAAACTGATAGAGCTATGGCAGCTTTACAAAAAGCAAAATTAGCAGATATAAGAGGAGAAGTAACTTTAGCAAGAACGCACCAACAAATTGCGGTAAAAGAATTAGGAATAGAGCAAAAAATAACCAAACAAAACTTAGCTCAACTAAAAGCAGAGCAACAAAAAGCTAAAACAGCACAAGCTAGTAATAGGAGAAGAGGAGCTAGGATTGGACAAAGTGCATTAATAGGTGGTGGTTTTCCTTTGTTATTTGGTGGAGGGCCACTACAAGCACTTGCTGGTGGTTTAGGTGGTGGTATTGGAGAGGCTATGAGTCCAGGTGGAGGTTTCGCTGGTTCTATCGCTGCTAGTGCAGCAGCAGCTTCAATACAACAATTTGCTGATAGTGCTAGAGAAGTAGGAGATGCTTTAAAAGATCCCACTAGAGCTTTAGATGCTTTATCTGATGCAGGAGTGAAAGTAGATAATGCTGTAAAACAACAAGTTGCTACTTTGATAGATGCTGGAAAAGAATTTGAGGCTTTAGAAGTTATAAATAATCAGTTGAATGAAAGTATTGGAACATTAGCAGCCGAAAGATTAAAAGATTTAGACACTTCTTTTGATGAACTAGATGATGCAGCAGGAAAGTTATTTTTAAAATTAAAATCTGATCTAGCTCCAGCATTTATGGCAATAATTGATCTAGCAAAGAAATTTGTAGATTCTGTAGGTCAACAAAGAATAAGAAAAAAAGCAAGAGATTTAGATCAAGGGGCATTTAAAGAAGCAGAAAAAATTGTTTT